ACTCAAACATGCAGAAGTTTGGCCTAAGAGCAGGAATAGGTAGTAAAGTATTCGTCTGCGATAATATGGCGTTTATGGTCGAATCAGAGATTAAAGGGTGTAAGCACACCACAAACATCAGCGATACCTTCAACGCAAGACTTGAAGAACTAAGTAAATCACTCATTGCACGTGACGAAGATTTGCACACTACCTACGATACGTACAAGAATATCAAGTTGACGTACAAGGACTCTGATCACCTCATTATGAGAGCAGTACGTATGGGTGCAATAACTAAGACTAAGATAACAGCAGTCGATAACGAGTGGCGCAACCCTACATACAGGTACGACTCAGCAGGGAACAGCATGTGGGACTTGTTTAATGCATTCACACACGTCAACAAAGGTACATTTTATGCAGATCAGATAAAAAGGACTCAGAAATTGCATGAAGCCTTCGACTTATCCGTTGATGAAGGGAATGTTGGATACATTTAGTCAACAGAAGAGTGCGAGAAGAGTAAATTTCCAAGCGAGATTTGCCCTTCTCCCTTCCTCTTAAGTAGTTAATATAATATATAATAATAATAATAATAATATAATATAATACAATAAAAGAGACATACTTGGGCGCTTGGGTGGTACGGCCTCTCTAAATGACAGACCCCTATCCATTTGTATAAAGGGGGCGTACTACCCAATTACCCAAGCGAAGGCTTAAACTACTGAAACTATTGGAGAACCCACTTGGAAACGCTAGTCAACAGAAGAGTAGAGGACGTTACGTGTCCTAACTGCCATAAAAAGAGGACATACTACTTCTCAACGTCAACAGTAGGCGAGGAACACATCTGGTGTATTCACTGCCAGATCACATACAAGGTCAATCGGGGCACACGCATTGCAACTAAGTTTGAAGACATTAAATTTAAACAGGAGAATCTGATATGAAGGATGACATAACAAACTATTTAGAATTAAGACTACAAGAAGCAAGGTTAGTAGGTGACGAAGTAAGTGATGAATTTATAATTCCATACCTTGAAGAGTTATTGAATATGCACCAAAAGGAGCAAGAATATGGACTAGGCTATTATGGGGTTGAGTCAGAAGAGACAAAATTCTTTAACGCTTTAGCACAAAAAGTTGAAAGTGAAGAAGTACCACCAGTAGAACTTTGCGGTGAGTGCGGTCAACCTACGGTAAGTGTTAAGGGATGGTCAGACAAATACTAACTAACATAGAAAACGGCATAACTTATGCATCTAACATTAAAGTACATAGAAAGGAGAACATGGAAATTATAGTATCAGTATGTCATTACAAGGGTAACATAGTAGGCGTGAACGCACGTAAAGCACCATACGTTTACAAGGCCTCAAATGATGATAGTGACCCTACAATTACAGAGTTTGTCATTGAGTTAGAGGACTACTCACCAGAGGACATACAGACAATGTCCTACTGCGACAACAAACCACGTAAGTGGACACAATGGAATAGGAGAGGTTAATATGAACATCAAACCGAATGAGATAACTGACTACAAACGTAACGAGTGGGACTTGCAGGCATTCTTATTCTTTGGAGTAGCAGTCGCAGGTAAGAACTCCATGCAAACGGCACAGAAAGTGCAAGACTTACTAGACCACATCAGTGAACAATTCGTAGAGAATCCATTCTACGAGAAAGTAAAGCCTGAGACAGGCGTGATTCACTACCTACTAGGCGAGCAAGACGAAGGCGAGGCAGGTGTCAACCTGCTCAGGGAGTTTAAGTTTGGTAAGTATGGGCAATGGGAGAAGTTCATCTACTTCTGGAAGGAACTTAAGTACTACCTGCTAGACGGATGCAACATGACTATAGGCGATTGGCTAAGGAAGGCGAGCCTTGAGCGGTTAGAGGGCATACCATCAGTAGGCAAGAAGACATCCAGATTCTTCAAGTTACACTCTGACCCTGTGGTAAGGTGCGTACCACTAGATACACACATCCTGAAGTTTGTTCGCTCAAAGCACTGGCCTGCTATGGAGATACCAAAGGCTACGCCAACATCAGATCGTATATACAATAAAATAGAGAACCTAGCTCTAAATTACATGGGCAACTACATTGCACAAAGTAGAACGTGCTACACCATTGCACAAGCAGACCTTGAGATATGGAGAAGTTATGCTAATCCGGCATAAGGACTGGACTAAGATTCCACTATTCCTAGACGAGCTACGTGGACTCTTTGAGGAACTAACAGACGAGGAACTTGAGTACATGAAACAAATCGCAATCGAACAGCAAAGGAAGCATGAAAAAGAATGACATATATAAAAGCGGAACTTGGGGCAAGTCTGACAAGGAAGGCTTCAGCTTATTACCTCTACAAGTTAAGGAATCAGTTTTAGACATGATAGATGGTAAAGAGGATACAGATTGGGAATATTTTGCAACAGGAGGCTCAACGTGGTTTGTAGCAAAACTTTGGGACGAGGACACCTTTGAGGTTGTTGCATCAGTAGTTAAGTATATAAGTTCACCACTACAAGGGAAGTCTGAGTAGAGTCAATCTTAAAAAGATGCTCAGATCGTCCTGTAACGAACGAAAACGAAGTAACCTATACAAACGTAAGGAGATATAATGGACTTATTACAGTTCACCAGTGACTACATCGACTTGGCCTGCCAGAAAAGAGTTGGACATGACAATTGGGGTATGTTGAATAGTAAGCAACTAAAAGCAGTAGAATTAATGTTAGGCCACGAAATTGCAGAGGTCATAGTATTCTACAAAAACGAGGACGAGTATGACGATAACTAAAGTTACGCTACTACTTATCATCTATAGCTACATTAGTTTTTTCCATCAATGGAACATCTACATAGGAGGACTATGAGCGTTGAATTTGCAAATGCAATATCAGAATGGGTGGAAGGTCAGGCAGACTACAATCCTGACATGATACGCCTTGAACCACGCAAGTACTTTGACTGGTGTATTAAGGGAGTGGTGTCCCGAATTAACCTGCATGTGCTATGCTATGATGTAACAGACATCCTAATCATGCTCCAACACGACATGGGTATGACTGACGAAGAAGCACAGGAACACTACCAGTACAACATTGAAGGTTCATACATGGGCGACAACTCGCCTGTCTTTTTAAATGCGGTGACTCATGATCTCTCAGCCGAAACGTGAGGCCTCTCTCACAAACTAAGCAGATCGCTGAGTACCGCATCAACTTTAAACTAAGGAAGTAATGGAGAATAATCTACCAACTAAAGTCAGATACCACCTCTATCCAGACCCTGAGTGGTACTGGAACGAAGACAACCTGCCAATTGAGCATGACTTACAAGCAGAACAAGAGTTAAACTTTGAAGATAACCGGAGATAATATGTGGGGTAACATGAAGTTAAACAAGAAGCATAGAGATATGCATGAGGCAAACGCCGTCGAGTGGGATGACCGAGTCGAGGCCAGCGACCTGACATTTGAGTTACATCCTATTCAACGTACAGAAGGCAAGGCACGGAAACAGTATCCATGCGGTCATCACGTCAACTTTATTTCAAGGCCATGTCATGAACTTGAACGCACTGAAATGATTGAGAAAGGATTAATATGAAGGACATTGAAAAGTTAAGTAACCATGAGTTACAAAAGTTGTACGCTAAGGATAAGGCGAGGGGCAAGGAACGTGTATGGGAACAGCGATCACACAAAGATCACCTCGCACGACTACGTGCCTTACAGGAGGATGTCAAATGATACTCCAACAACCAATAAAATTAGCTGAGGAGGAAGAACTTTTTAAGTGTAAGGATTGTAATGAAGTAAAGGAATCCTCTGAATACTACTATTCAAAGGTAAGATTTTACAAATCAACTGGCCTGCCAACAAGGTATTCTTATTGTAAGGCCTGCCAGATCATAAGGGTTAAGTTACATAACTTTGAAAACAAAAAAGAAATTCAGAATCATAAAAGGATAAAAGCCTATGGTATAAGTACAGAGGACTATGAGGCAATGTACAAGAAGCAAAAAGAAGTCTGTAAAATTTGTAAGCATAGGAGAGTACAACTAGGAAGGAGTGGCAACATTATGGCTCTTAACATAGACCACAACCACGATACAGGCAGAGTACGTGGCCTGCTATGTCACAAGTGTAACTTATCACTAGGTAACTTTGAAGATAAGGTAGCCTACCTTCTACGTGCGATATACTACCTACTAAGGGACAGATTTATTACCCTAGTAAGCCTAAAGTAAGAGTAATTTTCAAAGGTTCAAATAAGTGGTTGCGATAAGTTTGCTACTATGAGATAATCTAAACTATAATTTTGGAGACAATTATGCGAGTACGAATATACCCCACAAAACGCTATGACTTGGAGACAGTAGCAGAACTTCTATACAACGCAGACTCACAAGCTAACTTTCATCCTGACTCACGCTGGATACTATCTTCCGGCTATGGCGAGGACGTTATGTATCCTGAAAGGGAGATACCTCAGAAGGTTACATACAGAGAGTTCTTTGTCAAGTGGATAGGACGTGAAGCAGTTGTTATGTGGTTAGTATCCAACCAAGTCTTGTTTAGAATCATCAGCTACAAGTTGCTACCAGAAGAATCAGAAGCACTTGAGGCGAGTCATGATGATAGTGAGTTACCGAACCCTAACGAGATTAATTAATGCTATACCCTGACATTAAGTTAAGCCATTCCAGCGCAACTAACTTCTGCGCTAAACAACTATGGTACAAAAAACTAGGTGGAGTAGGCTTCCACTACAACTTCTACTCCGGCGCAGGTACAATTGTAGATGCCGGATACGAGGCAGGTCTTAAGAACATCATGACAGGTATATCAGCGTGCAACATACGTAAGTCAATGGAAGAAAAGCTGGCTGAAATGGAAAAGGCGATGGACTACCCTGACTTCGTTAAGCTGGCGCAGTCTATGGATGAACACGTCAAAGCCGTTGAGGATTACATGGAGTGGATTAACTATAAGCCACTGGAAACACAGTACTTTTTCAACATCATGTTCGACACACACACCAGACGGACAACTGGCTACATGGACATAGTTGCAGAGAGACAAGGCCTACCGCTGATCATTGACGTGAAGCGACAATCAAAGTCAATAAACAAGGCAAAGCGTGAGTGGATACTACAAGGCGCACTTTATGCATTAGTAATCATGAAGCAACGCAACCTGACAGAGATACCTAGCTTTGAGAACCACTTGATCATACCAAACCAACCGCCTGTGTTCTTACGTACAGAGTTGACGGCAGAACACCTGTACATGGCATACAACTTGCTTACAGAACTTAATGACCGCATTGACAAGGACTACTGGCCTCTCAACAGAAGTCATGCCCTTTGCTCAGGCATGTGGTGTGATGTATATGACAGGTGTCACTATGAAAACTTCATTGGAGTTGATGACCTCGTAGGTAAAATCGAATGAATAAAGACTATGAAATACTAAAGCGACTCTACATCACAGAGAGTCACCTAAACATGGCACTAAAGGCATTGAAGGAGGAATCAAATGACGAAGTCAGAACAATTATCTTCACAGCCTTATCGTCAATCGGGCAACTACAAGAAATCCTTGAACAAGAAACCTTTGACGATTTTCAGGAGCGAAGAAAGCAAGAGGGACTTAAAGAGAGATAAACAGATTATTGCTAGGTTCAATGAACTTGGCTATAAGAAGGGGGACAACGGTAATTTCCCTTGCTTTTGCGGTAAGTTAAATGAGGACACTGCGTGGTGGCTCTCTAATTGCAAGAGTAAAAGCAATCACCTTTTCTGCCCTAGATGTGCGGAACGAGTATTTGAACCAGACATTAAGGAGACACTAGCAAAGTTACTGGTGGTCTGGCGAGAGTGCAAGTGGCGTATGTTCAAGGCAGGAAAGGTTTCAATCAGTAACCTATTAAGCAAAGGAAAAAATGCTTGACAAATATAAGAGGGCTGTGGTGAGAAAACCGGAAAAGCTAGTAGTCGAAGGGGAAACAGGCGCAGGCAAGACTACATTTGCGTGTTCATCACACACAGCTAAAGAACCAGTTTTCGTTATCAATGCAGATGACGGAGGTGAAAACGTCTTCCACAAGACTGGCATTAACTACATACATGACTGTATTCCTACAGGTGATGTAAAGGAGAATGCTGAGAAGTGGGACGGTGTAATGGAAGCTCTTCGTGAGTTAGCTACTGAGAAGTCAGGAATCAAGCGAGTCATCATAGATTCAGTTGACAAGTTAGAGATACTGGCTCAGGCTAAGGTGTGCTCGCTCCATAAACTCCAGAACATTGAGGAAATGGGCTACGGCAAGGGCTACATCTACTCACGTGGCGAAATGGCGAAGTTGCTAAGTGGTCTTAACTACTTACGTGACACTCAAGCCATCCAGCCCATACTGGTCTGCCATACGCAGATACGTACAATCAACAAGCCTACTATGGAGCCTTACGACTCCTTCATTCTCAAGCTCCACAAGTCCCTGTCTGCGGACATTATGGAGTGGGCTGACGTGATTCTTTTTGTTGCGTTTGAGACCATTGTCAAGAAAATTGACAGCGGATTTAACAGGAAGGACAGCCGAGCAATTCAGTCCGGCAATAGATTCCTGTACACAAGTGGTTCTATGGGCGTTGACGCAAAGAACCGATTCGATTTACCAGCCGAAATTCCTGCAGATTGGAATGAGTACCGCAAGCTGATTGACAGCTTTTGGGATGGCAATAAAGCAAACTCAGACACACAGAAAAAAGGATAGACATGTTCAATGAAGAAATGGATACCACGTTCTCAATAGAAGACGTGCAAGCAACTCTGGAAACAGAAACAAACCGTGAGCGAGTAGAAATTCCAGCAGGCGAGTACGTCTGTGAGATCAAGGCTCCTCTCAGTAACGTGAGACAAGACTCTAAGGGGCACAACAAAATCCTCATGCCTATTGAGATTACAGGCAACGCACAGTTTGATGGTCAGTGGATCTTTGAGGCGATCTACATGAACAACCAGCATGATGACGCTGGAATTGTTAAGGACGGCATAGGCAAACGCAAGGTTGCTAAGTATGCTCATGCATTGGGCATGAAGAAGCTGAGTAATCTCAGTGAGCTAGAAGGTAAACACGTTAAGGTCACATACGGCCCCAATAAACGTGGCTACAATGAGGTGAGTGACATCGTTGCATTCGGCTCTAATCCTAGCCCTCCTGTCAATGACCAAGCTAATGTCAAGGAGATACTGAGTGCGCCACCACAAGCTAAGGAGGAAACAGCATCCCTACCCTTCTAATGTAGTTGAGATCAACCGTTGAAAAGATACGCTCTGTTCTCAACTCTAGCGGTCAGGTAACTTAACTGAAGCCTGACCGCACCTTTTTGAAGTCGAAAGTTTCGACCACAACGTACTATGGAGAAACTAATGGAAGAATCAGAGCAACACTTATACAGACATTTTGATGAATGGGATAACTTACTTTATGTTGGAGTCTCATTATCTACAGTGCAAAGATTATCACAGCATAAAAGCCAATCCCACTGGTTTAATAAAATACAAAAGATCACTATTCAAAATTTCCCTTCTAGGAGAGAAGTTTTACATGCTGAAAGAATTGCAATACAAAAAGAAGAACCTCTTCATAACATAGCTTTAAAAAAGACATGTGACCCAGTGCCAAGAGTAGGGGTGGATAAAATAAGGGGTAGTCTTGATAATTTAGTTTCTACTATTGTTCAGTATAAACCTATATATACTATCGAACAGACAGCACATTTATTTGAGGTCAGTACTTCAAAAATTAAAGAGTGGTGTGAAAAGAGTGAGCTAGGGTATGTAGAAATTGGGAGAGTGTGGGATGCCCGATGGAACAAGTGGCGAATAAAAAAAAGAATCACAGGGTGGCAAATACTAGATTTTATAGAAAATTTAGAAAATGATAAGCGTAACATAAAAGACGTTTCACTTTACACTAACTAAGGAGACACATGGATAAAAAAAGTCGAAGAGAACTAACAGGTGCACTTATTAGAGTGGCTCTGTTTTTTACCCTACTCTACGGGATATATTGGGTGTTTAAAACAGTTAGTTATGGTTTGTTCTATGAGAAAATGGTTATTGAAACCATCCATGAGGAAGTTAGACCTGAATATCTATTAAAAATATATCAATAGTAACGCTAATCAAGGAGATACATGGCAATTTTACAAGACCTAGAAGAAGAAATAAACAAGGTATGGGCTACCTCAGATGACCTTGACACAGTCCTATACAGGATGTTGGATGCCTTTGAAGGGCCACCTACAGAAGATGAATTAACGAATCTTCTTGAGGGACTCAAAGAGCTACACAACAGCAGGTGCATGAAGTTATGGGATACCTACGAAGCAGTCTTAAAAACTGGCAAGGTTAGCCCTTACGCTGAAAACCCATCACGTGCATGAAGATTTATACAGCAATACTACCGTGGCCTGTCTCAGTCAACTCACTGTACAGGTCAAGGGGTAATAGAGTTTACGTTTCAGCAAAGGGCAAGGCATTCAAGAGTGCATGTGGCATTATCTTTGCAGATACACCTATGGTATATGAAACAGAGAGGGTTTGGTTGGACATGGAAGTATATTCACCAGACAACAGGAAGAGAGACATCAGTAACTTAATAAAGATAGTAGAGGATGCACTACCGTGGTTTAGAGACGACTCACAGGTAGACAAGCTCACTATCATCAGATGCGAAAAGGATTCACGAAAGAAAGGTTACATAATCGTTAAATGCGGGGCAATAGATGGTACAGCAACAACAGATCAAACACCAATACAATGATGGGAACGGCAGAAACCTATACACAGTAGTCAAGTTCCCTAACAAGGAGTTCAGACGTTTACGAGTAGATACAACAGGTAAAGAAGTATGGAACTGGGACGGCATTAAGCAGGTTCCCTACCGTTGGCCTGACATCAAGGACTGTAAGGCAGTTGTCTTTGTTGAAGGTGAGAAGGACGTAGACAAACTACACGAAATAGACCTACTAGCTACAACCATTGCAGGCGGTAGCAATGCATGGTCTCCCCTACTAAAGAAGCAGTCAGACTTCCCTGAGAAGTACTTCAGCGGATTTGACCAAGTCTTCATTATTCCAGACAATGACGAGGCAGGACAGAAGTTTGCACAGGAGACTGGCGAACACGTACGTGATTTTGTCTCTAAGGTATGGATAATCAACCTACCCAACCTAGAAAAGGGAGGTGATGTATCTGACTACCTAGCAACCATCCCACTAGACAACCAGAAGCAAGCCCTAGTCAAGTTGATTGAGGACACTAAGATTCCCTTTGAAGTTCAGACTTCTCAGTTAGAAATGAATAAGGCATGGGACTTTGACAATCTTACTGTGGACGAACACCTGACTGACTCAGAGCGGTCGCAGACAGTTAATGACATCAAAGTTACACACGATAGAGTTATCTCACAACTCAGGGAGGTTACATGGTCAGGCACGACTGCCAATGCGAAATGCCCCTCGCATGACGATCGTAAGGCCTCCTTGAGTGTTACCCTTGAGGCAGAGAAGATACTTATGCGGTGTCACTCAGGTTGTAGCATTCAAAGTATATGTGACTCACTAGGGGTTAAAGTTAGTGAGTTGTTCCTGAAACGTGCAGTAGAGTTAAGGCATCACCAACAGACTCATATCGTGATACCTAAGCCAGACGACATGAAGGCTATCTGTTCTAACCTGCTTACGCAGAACGAGCCTGAAGAGTTTGATGATACACACATGCCGTCAATCCTAAAGGATCATGTACGTGAGGCCTGCGAATTGACTGAGGCAAGTTCAGCTATTATCTACGGTACGGCTATCTCCTGTCTTGGAGCACATGCAGGAATTAAACTAACAATTCAACCACCTAACTACTTCGTTCCACTATACGGCAACCTCTGGTTCCTCTCAATCTCAGAGAGTGGTTCATTCAAGACCACAGCCCTGAATGCTGGTTCAGCTAGACTTAAGGATCGTGAGGAAAAGATTATCTTTGAGGTCAAGGAACTAGAGGCGAGGATCACATCCTTACGTGAACATGGAGCAGGCGAGGACGACGAGGAAGTGGTCGAATATAATAACGAACTTAACAGGTACAAGTCCATGAGGACTGTACTACCTAACAAGGCATCGTGGGAAGCGTGCATTGACCGTATGGATGAAACAGGCGGTGGTGTGTGGTTACTCTCAGAGTTTGGTGCATGGTTGGCAATGCTTGAATCAAACCACAACAGAGGATTCCGCCAGAACCTTACAGAACTGTATGACGTACCAAGTTACTTTGAGGACGTTACAAGGACTAGAGGAAGTAAAATTCTACGCTACCCTTTTGTTGGAATATCCGGCGTGTCTACAATTGAATTTCTTCAAGGCCTACTTGGTAAGGATGATGCAGGGTCAGGCTTTCTAGCACGGTTTATGTTATTCAAGCCACCTGTATCAGAGAAGACACCTCATGCTTTACCACACAAAAATATTAAGATACAGGAACTACATTCGTACAGATTATTGTCTGAGATATACAATCAACTCGACAATATCTCCGTTTCCATAGAGTATAGTCTTTCGCCTGAAGCAAAGAAAGTCTTTGAGGATTATCACAATGACATGTTCTCCCGCTTTCAGGACTCAGATGATGGTACTAAGTCTATCCTAGACCCCTTCCTTAAGCGGTGGTCTCCGAGTGTACTCAAGTTAGCACTAATATTTCAATATCTTATAGATAGCGAGTCTCAGATCATTTCCGAATCAGCGGTAATGGGCGGGATTTCCTTATCCCTGTACGCCGAGAAGTGTACACGTTACCTCTTTGAACGAGACTTAGGAGAGAGTACCCACCAGAACAAACAGCGTAAGTTGTTAGAGTACTTAGCCAACAGAAACGGAGCAGTTTCAAGGCAGAAACTACTTGCGTCTAAGATACTTGATGGTGGTCATAATGAGTACGACTATGTCATCACATCGTTGGAACAGTCCGGTAAGCTGTTCATGGAGACAACAGATGGCAAGGCAACTAACAATTCAAGGATAATCTTAACTGAGGCAGGTAAATGACAAACTATAGTTTGGATGAAGAGGATAGGAAGAAGGAAGAGGAAATGATCAATCCAAGTCACTATCATAAGAGCGGACTAGGCATTGAACCTCTTGACTACATCATTGCTAATAAGATGGACTTCCTACAGGGGAATATAGTTAAGTACGTAACAAGGTTCCCGTTTAAGAACGGGTTAGAGGACTTAATCAAGGCTAAAAAATACTTAGACAAGTTAATAGAAAGGGAACGAACATGACAGTACTACCTACGCAGTATCAGCAATTCATACATCTATCAAGGTACTCACGCTGGAACTATGACTCCAAGCGTAGAGAAACATGGGAAGAAACCATAGACAGGTACTTCGACTTCTTTAAGGAGCATCTGATTGAGAACTACTCGTACACACTAAAGGATTCGGACATATTTGACCTGAAACGTGCTGTCCTTAACCTAGAGATAATGCCCTCAATGAGGTGCCTTATGACAGCAGGGCCAGCCCTTAAGAAGGAGAACGTAGCAGGTTATAATTGTAGTTACATTCACATTGACAGCATCCGTAGTTTTGACGAGATATTATACGTCCTAATGAATGGTACAGGAATCGGATTCAGTGTAGAGAGAAGGCACACAGAAAAGTTACCTCCTATACCACATGAACTGCACCCTACAGATACTACCATTATGGTTGCAGACTCTAAGTTAGGATGGGCTAAAGCCCTTAAGGAATTGATTGCACTCATTTATTCTGGTCACATCCCTAAGTGGGACTTGTCCAAGGTACGTAGTGCAGGTACAATCCTTAAGACCTTTGGGGGCAGAGCCAGCGGGCCGGAGCCACTAGACAACCTGTTCAAGTTCGTAGTCAAGATTGCAGAAGAAGCTAAGTCACGCAGACTCAATCCGATTGAGTGTCATGACATAGTATGTAAAATTGCTGAGATAGTAGTAGTAGGTGGTGTAAGACGTTCAGCCCTACTGAGTCTGAGTGACCTTGATGACGATGAAATGCGCTACGCTAAGTCAGGTGAGTGGTGGAGAGATAACCCTCAACGTGCATTAGCTAACAATTCTGCTAACTACCACGAAACACCAAAGACAGGTACGTTCTTACGTGAGTGGACATCCCTATATGAATCCAAGAGTGGAGAAAGAGGACTATTCTCTTCAAAGGCTTCAGGAGTTCAAGCTAGTAAGCACTCAGATCGATTCGTAAACCAAGACATCCATGCCTTTGGTACAAACCCATGCTCTGAGATTATACTACGATCAAGAGAGTTCTGTAACCTTTCTGAAGTAGTCATACGCACAGAGGATAAACTTGAGGACATCGCAAGAAAAGTCAAACTTGCTACGGTACTGGGTACAATCCAGTCTACCCTTACTAACTTCAAGTACCTACCAAGAGAGTGGGTCAAAAACTGTGACGAGGAAAGGCTACTAGGTGTTAGTTTAACTGGTATCATGGACAACAAGATAACCGCTAATCCTAAACCAGAGGACTTACAGTATCTTAGGTCTATTGCCATTGCATCTAACCTTAAGTTAGCAGAGGAAATAGGTATTAATCCTAGTGCATCTATCACGTGCGTTAAGCCGTCAGGTACAGTCTCACAGCTAGTGGACAGTGCGAGTGGAATACACTCAAGGCACTCTCCTTACTACATCAGACGTGTCAGGATGGATTCAAAAGATCCGCTAACGGCCTACATGAAAGACCTTGAATGGTACTGGGAACCTGACGTTACTAACCCCAGTAACACGGCTGTGTTCTCCTTCCCTATAAAAAGTCCGAAGGGTAGCATAACTAGGAATGACAGGTCTGCTCTATTCCAGCTAGAGACTTGGAAGACCTACCAAGAGCACTGGTGCCAACATAAGCCCTCAATCACTATCACGGTCAAGGAAGAAGAATGGCTGGAAGTTGGTTCATGGGTGCTTAAGAACTTTGACGTTATGTCAGGGGTTTCTTTTCTTCCACACTCAGACCACAGCTACAGACAAGCTCCTTATGAGGAATGTGACAAGAAGACCTTTATTGAGTTAGGCGGTATGCTTGCAAAGGCCCATTGGGAAGACTTATCTCAGTACGAAGAAGAAGACTATACAATTGCTAGTCAGGAACTAGCTTGTGTGGCGGGATCGTGTGAGATATGAAAAATAAAGAAACTGTAGAGGCATATCTTAAACGGGGAGGACAAGTGACTAAGCTACCTCAAGAGGAAGTCTGGCGCATGTTCCCACTACCTGAACTAATTAAACTTCAAATCCCGATACTAGACTATGAGCGAGATCACAACCCTAGAGGAGGCCCGTCTCTCTAAAATGAGTGATGACGAGCTAATTGTAACAGCTATTGAAAGGGCTAGTAACCAAATATTAGCCCAAAGTCTTTTAATAAAAAACCTAACTCTTAGAGTTGGGGAGCTTGAAGAAACAACCACAGAAAATGATAATGAAATAAGTTTGATTAAACGGATACTTGATTCTATTTAACCAGCTTTCTGTGACTTCAAGTACTTCAAATATTTTTCCCTAGACTTAAGCATTTCCTTCTTGCTTCTTTTTAAAGAGGCCGGAAGGGGTTTGCTTATCCTTTTATTAAGTTTCTCCGTCTGCCTGTTAATCCTCTCAAGCTCAACTGCTACCAGTTCTTTTAACTCTTCCTTAGAATACTGTGCTTGCAGTCCTTTCATGTACTTTATCTTGAGTGCCCTCTGTAACTTCTTAATCTTATTCACTTCAAAGTTGACTTGTTTTGCTCTTGATTCAAATGGAGCTAAAGGAGTTAAGTTCAAACCAACCATACGGAACCACGCTTGTGCTTCTGTAAACTTAGGTTCCCCTTCTCTGCCTACTTTGTTATTGTATGCTTGATGGAGTCTTGTTAAAGCTCCGAAGCCTCCTGCATCTGGATTCTTCATAGCACCCTTACCGAAAAATCCGTCTGTACTTCCTACAGGACTAAGTCCATGGAACATTGGAGGTAGTGTCAGATTGAATGCATAGTTAAACCATGATGCATACTTCTCACCACTTGTAGCTAGTTCATCATGTATTTGTCTGTCTGTAAATGGGTCTCTGCCTGTCAAGGAAGTAACTGCAATGTTAAGTAGAGGGCTACCCATTAATCCCAGTGAATGCATTGCTCCTGTTATCTCTGAACCTTCTTCTTTAAAAGGACTTAACTGACGGAATATTTCTGAGAACATTCCCCAAGGATAGAAGTATCCTACGTCAACTATCTGTGCCCTACCTAGCGAATCCTTATGTGGTAGTGGCAGTACGCTTTCTGGAATTATAGACAAGTCACCTTTCTCATTTGCTCTCTTATGAAGATAGTCTGACATTGTACTCATTACTCCTTGATACTCTTCATCACTAACGTCTTGCTCTTCCTTAAACATACTCTTCGTAACTTCTGCCATTATTATATAAGGAAGGAACTTCCAAGGTCTTTTTATTATGGTCTCAATAAGTACAGGAGCAACAAAGCTAGG